ATGAATTAACACGCATTGCAATTCGCAGAATTATTATTGATTCATTCAATGAGCAGTTGGATTATCGAGTAACAGCCCGCCGTATTAAAAACATTATTGGGCTACATCCACAATGGGCAGAGGCAGTAACAAAGTTTGAAAAGCGTGAGTTAGAGCGTTTGATTAAAAGCGGAATGAAAGAGGCAAAAGCCCGTCAAACATCTGCTGCATCTGCATCTAAATACGCTGACCGCCTACGCGGTGCAAGAGCCACAATGATTGCTCGTACCGAGATTCAGATTGCACAAAACGAAGGACGCTACGAGGGTTGGAAGCAAGCCGATGAAGCGGGCTACATAGACCCAAGCGCTTTGAAGATGTGGGTAACAGCCAAGGATGAGCGCACATGCGATGTTTGCGCCCCGCTTGATGGTGAGATGGTTCCTTGGAATGGTGTGTTCTCTATCGGGCTTGAAGCGCCTATTGTGCATCCTAATTGCCGTTGTGCGATGGTGATGGTTCCACCTGACAGGGGAACAAAGTGAGTACAAAAGTAATTAGATTCGCCCCTGGGCTTCGTCCCGTCATTAAACATCTACAAGGATTGCATGACCAGCGCACACATGGTTCATGGGCAGGTGGCGGTGGTGCTGGAGTTGATATTACTGATGCACTCGATGAAGTATTTTTTAATCGTAAATTAAAAATCGAACCTAGCAGAATCTTTCCCTCACAGCCTGACATCCCAATTCGAGCCGAAATTGAACGAGCAGGATTGAATAAAGAAACAGTTGATTTGATTGATAAGATGTCTGAAGCGCAGGTTGCAAGCGGGCAAGCATACGGAGACAATGCTCTCAAGATTATTGCCGAGCGCCAAGGTTTTACAGGTAAACCTAAGACAGTCAAAACGCTCTCTGATTTAGAAGAAATGCAAAGCGAAAACGGTGGAATTTTAGTCTATCGTGGTATCGCAAACTACTCTGCCGAAAAAACCGAGAAGGTTACATATTCAGCCGAGCAAGCGCTAACTGATTTTAGGGAAGGCGAATACTTTGGCGGTTGGGGCGTTTTCGGAAATGGAACTTACGCAACATCAAATTACAATGAGGCTGATAGTTACAAAAACTTTTTTGACATTGAAAATGGAAAAGTCGGTAAAGGCAAGATGATGGCAATGCTTATCCCTAAAGGTGCTAAGGCTCCAAGCGAGGACATAGTTAAATTAGTAGTCAAACAGATGGTTTATGGAGGAGAACCTAATCATCGGAATAACATCGGCAGAAGGCTTGCCTCCATGGGTTATCAGTATTACGATGCTAGTTATGTTCAAGATGACAAAGTGGGAACTTATGTAATCCTTGATAGGTCAATGCTTACAGTTGCAGAGAAGGAGGTTAAGTTGTAATGCTAACCCCAATGCAATCACAGCGCTACGCTCAGTTAGTAAATAATTTTAACGAAAAAGATTTCTATGCCTACTACGCACATTTAAGCGAGGGTGGCAGAGTAGAAGATTTCTTTGAGAAGATGGAAAAGCATCAAGAGCATGACCAAAAGACCCACGGCAGTTGGGCTACGGGTATCTCATCAGAATTAGAAACTTGGAATCCAAAAGACCCTGTACCAGCAAGCCCTCGCAATGCAACTGGAACCACCGATAAATTTTGGGAAAACTGGGAACATGGTGTTGATGGCGACCAGTTTGTAGATTTATACCGTCAGTACGCGGGCGAGATGCTTGGTTTGCCAGTTCCTAAAAGTAGTAAAGATGTTGGTGGCTCTGAAAATTATTTGACGCAGCGTGGGTTTGGTGCATCTTCAACTAGCGCAGTAAGAAATCAAACCGAGGCAGTTCTAACAGCAATTGCTAATGGTCGTCCACAACCGACTTTGTATAGAGGTATGGCAGCAGGTGATGCAGAATCAAAAGCATTGCTTGAGCAGTTCACTAACCTTAAAGAGGGAGACACAATTGATATGCCGTTGGTTTCAACTACTCGCTCTTTGGGTGTCGCTCAATGGTATGCAGCAGACAGGTCATACACGCCAAGTGATACAAAAGTAATTCTAAAAATTCAAGAAGGTGCAAAAGGTGTGTCAGTCAAGCCTGAGAAAAGTTTTTACCCGTCAGATTTTGAAACTATTACTAGCGGGAAATTTCAAGTTGTAGGCATTTCAACATTGACTACTCCTTACTGGGCTAGAGGTGCCGTCCACGCAAGAACTTTTGAACTAAGTAGACCTGGCGAGGATTTAGTTACTGGGTACAGAATCCAAGACCCAAAAGACCTAAGTTGGGACAGAAAAGATAGTAATGACCCAGCGGCTAAAGTGCGCTATGAAATTATTAGAGAAGGAGCCAATACTGGAGACTTTTCTAAAATTGAGACTCCTACGCTAAAGTATACAAATGACCGTCAGACAGGACCAATTAAAGATGGTCGAGACATCACAGTTAATTCTTGGACCCGCAAAGAACCTACAAAATTCACGGTTATCGAAGTGAAATTAGTTGAGCCTCATGTAGTCAAAAAAGGCACCGAATTCGGAATGATTTTCCATAATCTATTTAACACAATTCCTTTCATCCGTGATGAAGAAGATGTAAAAAAGCACGGTGAGCATGACCAAAAAACACACGGTAATTGGGCTTCAGGTAATTATGAAAATCTTGCCGATTGGTTTAAGGATGAGATAAAAGTCTTTGCATCCGAAACAGATAAAGAAGTTTATTTCATGGAGAAATTATTTAGCCAACGCCTCAAAGGTTTCACCGAGTTGGCTCATCCTGAGTTTTCGGGAGCAATCAGTTTCTATGAAAGTCGTGGTGGTTACGACATGAATGAGGCTTTGCGTGACCCTCAGATAAGTGAAGATGGCTATAAATCAAACATTGATTTACTTGATAAGGCAATAGAGACCGCTCCTGCATTAAGTGAAGAGTTAATTGCTTATCGAGGAGTCAAAGGCAACGGATTAAAGTTTTTTGAAAATCTTAAAGTTGGAGATACCTATGAGGACAAGGGCTACACATCAACAACAATTGATGCTGGAGTTGCTCAACAATTCGGTGGGGTTCAACCTTATTACGACGGCTTAGTTTTCCGTATGGCATTACCTACTGGCACAAAAGGAATCTTTCCTGCTGGCTATCATGAACCTATGTATGGATGGACGCCATCCACGACTGAGGCTGAGTTCTTGTTACCAAGAGATAGTAAATTTAGAGTCGTTGCTCAACGGGGCAAGGTTTGGGATGTAGAGTTGGTGAAACCATGAACCTAGAAAAATTCCAGCACACATCCGAAAAGGGTCTTTCCCTGGTATTGCAAAAACACGGTACCCATGACCAAAAGACTCACGGCTCTTGGGCAAACATGTCTGTAGATGGGCAAACAGTTGAAGGCAAGACCATCACAGGATTGATAGATAAGTTAAGCGAGAAGGAAACTCCTGGGTTTACTATCGACATCCGTACTAAGAAATCTCCTAAAGATGGCTTTATCGCCTCTGATGTAGGAGCCGAGAGAGTGCTTGATTTCGCGCCTCTAAGGGCTTCTAGGGCGAGTTTGAGGACGGCTTTGAAGGATTACATTAGCGACCATGCTGAGTTGCTTGATAACAAGGGCAGTTTTTTTGGCGCTTGGGTAGAGCAAGGGAAACTTTACTTAGATGTCTCAAGAAGATACAGTTCTCGGTCAGAGGGTGTACGAGCAGGTTTCAAGAATGAACAAAAAGCAATCTACGATGTCGTCAATGACTCGTATATTTATATGAAGGATGAGGTCGATGACAGAGCAAACAAAGCCCGTGTTAGTGGAAACTTCGAAACCAGTCAAGGAAATGACGGAGCAGGAGAAGGACGCCTTCGTGGACGAAATCTTGGAAGCAATAGAGGGCAACCTGTAACAAATCCGCATATCTGCTTAGGTAGGTATCAAGTTCAAAAACACCGACAAGGTGAGCATGACCAAGCAACACATGGCAATTGGGCAGGGGATAGATACCCAACCGATTCAGTTAAGGGCGCTCGAGATGGCGCAAAAGAGTACGCTTTCAAAAAAGGCTTGAAGCCTGATGAAACAATTGATTACAAAAATGTTGTTGCTAATCGTGAACGCGCCTCTCGTATCGCTGATATTTATGACACTCTTCCTAAGATGGATAGAGATGCAGTCGATGAATACGAAGCATTAGCATCTGAAGTAGAAGAGCAATTCGACTTCATGACTAAGACTCTAGGAGTCAAGGTTGAGTTTGTTGCCGAGGACCCATACAAGACATCCAAAGAGATGTTTGAAGATGTCAGTCGTGGAACACTTAAAGTTTTGAAAACAGAGACAACAGGCGCACACCCGCTTTTCTCAGATGAGCAGAACAATAAATTCCGAGCAGTTCATGATTACTTCGGACACGCTGCAACGGGTCGTGGATTCGGTCAAGATGGCGAAGAGGCTGCTTGGGTTCATCACTCTCAAATGTTCACACTCAAGGCTCGCGCCGCGCTAACAACAGAAACACGCGGACAAAATTCATTTTTCAACAACAGAGGTAAGCAGTTCGCTGACCAAAAGGTTGCCT